CCAAGTAATAATATATTTTTAGTTCTTTTTGCTGATGGGTTTTTAATAGTTGTAGACTCATCTACAGCCATAATCGTCTTATGGGTTCTTAAAAATTTATATGCAAACTCAACACCTTTTTTTGTACTTAAAGCTTCAACATTCATAATTAGGATGTGAAGGTCATAGTCAGGTTTAAATAGTTGTTGATACTCTTTATCCTTTGTTTTTGATGTTAAAGCAGTCCATAGTACCATTTTGGGTTTTATATGGTCAACTAAATGATTTGGTATTTCTTGCGATAACCAATTTGTGTAAACTCCTTTTGGTGCTATAATAAGCGCCCCATTTATTTTACCTTTATCATAAAGCATAGCCATATTATCAACCAATACTTTTGATTTACCTGTACCCATCTCCATAAAATAGCCATATTCTTTTTTGCTCCATGACTTTTCTAATGCAGTCAACTGATGCTTGTAAGGCTTCGTCTTAAATTTATAATCCATAATTTTTTATTCTTTCTACTTGACTTCTATATAAGAATCTTTATATCTTATGTCAAGAGAATAATAGAATGAAGAATAAAATTTTTGAATTATACAAACCAAATTCTTTAGCAGAGTTTTTAGACTTTAGTAAAAACAATCCTAACGAAAAATTTGTTTATGTATTACAGCATCCACCTGCAAATATAAATATTTTAGGTGCATCTGACTTTGGCTATCTTGTAATCTGTCTGCCTAACTATGGCCCAGATTCACAAATAATATTTAGTTCAAGTCCATTTGTTTTTAAGATGCAAAAAAATTTAAGAGATTTTAGAGAACAAGATTATGTATTGCTCACAGGTGATCCAGCTATTATTGGTATCTCTTGTGCAATCGTTTGTGATAAAACAAACGGAAAGTTTAACCTCTTGAAATGGGATCGACGAGAGGCTAAATATTACCCAATCAATTTCGATCTCTATCAGAAAGGATAACAATGAGTACAAAAATAAAAACATTTACAGGTAGTGGTACATTTGACGTAAGAAGTGAAATGTTAAAAGACACATCTGATATGTTAGACAATGTAGAAATAACAGACATTGCACAGCAGTGTGTAAAGTTAAAAGAGAAAGAAGATGAGATAGCAGAACTAGAAGATAAGCTGAAAGCAAAAAAAGCAGAAGCAGATGATATTAGTTCTAGAGTTATACCAGAGCTTTTACAAGAACAGGGATTACAAGAAATTAAACTAGCAGATGGTAGTAAAGTTTCTGTAAAAAAAGAATTTAGGGCTACTCTTCCAAAAGATGATTTAAGAAGAGAGAGTGCCTATCAATGGCTTCGAGATCAGGGGTTAGGTGATATTATTAAAAACAATGTCACTGTAAGTTTTGGTCGTGGAGAAGACAACAAGGCTCAACAATTGTTGGACCTTGCAGTTGCTAATGGGTTTCAACCGCAGCAGAAATCTGATGTGGCGTGGAATACATTAACAGCTCTATATGAGGAGCGTGTCAAGGCCGGCCTTGACATGCCTTCTGATGTTTTTAGTCTATGGATTAAAGACAAAACAAAAATCAGCCGGAAAAAATAAATGGAGGATGTATAATGGCTAATGAAATAAAAGCTAAAACAAATGGATCGGTTTCGTTATTCGGAAACGATCTGTCTAAAGGTTTTGAAAACATGACGCAAGAAGATATGGCGTTACCGTTTATCAGAATCTTGGGACAACTATCTCCGCAGGTAACTGACGGTGATAGCAAGTTTATAGATGGTGCCAAACCAGGTATGATCTATAATACTGTTACCAACGACTTGTTCGATGGTAAGAAAGGTATCAAGGTTATTCCTTGTTACTACAAAAAAGACTATCCGGAATGGTCTGATAGAGGTGATGGTCCAGGTGCTCCTGTGGCTACACACTCACCAGGTAGTCCGGTTATCCAAACAGGTAAAAGAGACGGCTCTAAAATTAGATTACCAAACGGTAACTATTTAGAAGAGACTGCTTATTACTATGTAATGGTAGAAAACAAACAAGGCGGATACAGTCCTGCTTTAATTACTATGAAATCAACACAGTTGAGCGTCAGTAAAAAATGGAATTCAATGATGAAGTCTGTTCAAATTGATGATGGTAAAGGCGGATTTGCTGTACCACCTATGCATGGGGTTGTTTACAATCTTCAATCAAACCTACAAAAGAACGACAAAGGTTCTTGGTATGGTTGGGTAGTAAACATGGAAAGAATCATGGGACAAAAAGACGAGACTTTGTATTTAAATGCAAAAGACTTTTCTGGAAACGTCTCAAAAGGTAACGTGCAAACAAAAGCTGATGTGGAAGAGACATCAAAAACTAAAACACCGTTTTAGTTTTATAAAGGGGGATCGAAAGGTTCCCCTTTACAAATTAAGTAGAAATGATAATGAAGAGCGAAAAATTTAAAAATATATTTGAAGGATTAAAAATAGCATATGGTCAATACCAGAAAGGCGAAAGAAGTGAAAACGGGAGTAAACAAAAAGGTAAGGCATTCATTGTTCGAAAGAATGTTAGCGATGACTTGTGGGAGAACCATCTACAGGGAGAAGGTCCGGCTCTCGGCATTATCCCCATTCGTGAGGACAACACGTGTCGTTGGGGCTGTATTGATATTGACAGTTACAATTTCAACCACAGCGGCCTCATTCAAAGCATACGAAATCTTAATCTCCCCTTAATAGTTTGTAGATCAAAATCGGGTGGTGCACATGTATTCTTGTTTGCAAAAGAATTTATATCTGCTGCACTTATGCAAAGCACTCTTAAAAAGATTGCAAAAGTTTTAGGTTATGAAGGTAGTGAGATTTTTCCTAAACAAACAGAAATACTTGTAGAACGTGGGGATACAGGTAACTTCTTAAACTTACCCTACTATAATGAAACAAAAGGATTACGTTATGCGATCAATGATAACGGCGATGCTGCTTCACTTGAGGAATTTTATAAGCTCTATGATTTATATAGTTGCAGTGAAGACTCCCTTAAACAAATTAAAATCGAAGAGAAAAAAATAGAAGAAGCGTTTCCTGCTGGACCTCCTTGTCTAAACAAGTTGGCATCAACTGGTTTTGGTGAGGGGTCTAGGAATAATGCATTATTTAATATTGCTGTGTATTACAAACAAGCACATCCTGATAGTTGGGAAGATAAAATTGTAGAAGCTAATATAAAATATATGGAACCGAAGTTAAGTAATGGTGAGGTTCAACAACTAATTAAATCAGTCAATCGTAAAGGTTATGATAAGTATAGATGTAAAGACGCACCAATCAATGCGGTATGTCAATCAGGATTGTGTAGAACAAAACGTTTTGGTGTAGGCTTTGGCGAAGAAGAAATGCCAATGTTAGGTAACTTAACTAAATACAAATCAAGTCCACCACAATGGTTTTTAGATGTAGATGGAACGCGGATCGAATTAAAAACAGAACAGTTGTATAGCTCACCTTTGTTCGCACTAGCATGTTTAGACCAAGCTAATTTAATTGTGCCTGTACCAAAAGCAAAAGATTGGAAACAGTTTTTCTTAAAACCTATGATGAATAATTTACAAGAAGTAGAGCCATTAGAATCTTTAAACCCAACAAATCAATTAACTGGACTATTACAAGACTGGACTACCAATAGACAATCAGCAAGAACTATGGATGATGTATTTAACAAACTACCTTTTACAGATGAGAATAAAGAATTTACATATTTTAGAATGGATGACTTCTATGCATTTCTTAAAAAGAATAATTGGGAAATGGATAAAATTAAGACAGGTAATCTTTTAAAAAGATTAGATGATACTTTTGTGTCAGAAGAGAGAGTAAGAATCAAGAAACAACAACCAAGACTAATAAAAATAAAAACTATGAAACAATCAGAGGCATCTGTTTCAAAAGTTGAATACCATAAGGAGGTTTATTAATGTTAGCTAGAGCGGACCTATTAACAATGACAATGTTTACAGCGTTTTGGATCTATTTACATTTAATTACATGAACAAAATAGGAATCAATTGGAAGTTAAGATACGAGTTAGAGAGAGGACGAACAGAATTGTTAGAAACAAAAATAGATATATTAATAAGGAGATTGAGGAAATATGAAAACCATAATATTAGGCCCTCCCGGAACAGGAAAGACAACAACGTTATTAAATTTAGTCGATCAGTTCATACAGCAGGGGATTAGACCTAAACAGATAGGATACTTTTCTTTTACAAGAAAGGCAGCTAGAGAAGCAGCAACAAGAGCTGCAGAAAAATTTGGTCTTGATGCAGAAAAAGATTTAGAAAACTTTAGAACTCTACACTCTTATGCGTTTAGTCGTTTGGCTATGTCAAAAGAAAAAATGATGACAGCAGAAAACTACAGAGAGTTCGGTAAATTAGTTGGCATACCTATCAAGACAGGTAAACATTCAGAAGATGATGGCACATTTAATTCAGACAATGAATATCTAACCATCATGAACACAGCTAGAGTTAAACGTATGGACTTATTAGAATACTATGACTCTAGACAAAACATATTAGATATTGAAAGAGATACTTTGTATTTGTTATCTGAAGAATTAAAACGATACAAAAAAGAAAAAGGACTCAAAGACTTTACAGATTTATTAGAAGATTATATTGCGCAGGAAACTAAACAAAGTTTTGAAGCATTGTTTATTGATGAAGCACAAGATTTATCTTTAATACAGTGGGATATGGTTAGATCATTGTGGGCTAATGCAAATAAAACTTACATCGCAGGTGATGATGACCAGGCAATATTTAAATGGGCCGGTGCAGACGTAGATCACTTCATAGCTTTGAAAGAAGAAGTTAATGACATTAAAGTATTAGATCAATCTTATAGAATACCAGGTGGACCCATACATGAACTATCACAAAAGATAATTAGTAAAGTACAAAACAGATTTGATAAAGATTACAAACCAAGAACAGAACACGGCATACTAAAAAGATATTCTGATATAACACAAGTTGATATGTCTAAAGGTAATTGGTTAGTATTATCATCTGCAAATCATTTTCTTGATGATGTAAAAGACTTATGTGAGTTACAAGGTTGGTATTATCAACACAGGGGTATGAACTCTGTGCCATTAAAATTACTCATGGCTTTAAATAATTGGGAGCATTGGCGTAAAGGTAGTCAATTAAATAATGTAGAAATAAAAAACATATATCAATATTTAGGTGCAAGTGTATTACCTGGTTTCAGATCAGGTAAAACTTTACACTCTAATACAAAATATCTTATGAGAGATTGTAGAGCTGAACATGGTTTAGTTACAGACTCTGTTTGGTATGAAGCCTTTGACGGTTTAGATACTGTCACAGAAAACTATATTCGTAACATGCGGGCGAATGGTGAACAAATAAATAAAAATCCGCGTATCATTATGTCAACAATACATGGAGCAAAAGGAGGAGAAGCCGACAAGGTTTTGCTTATGCAAGATCTGACCAATGCAGCACTAGAAACTTTTAGTCATGACCCTGATGAATTACATAGGTTATTCTATACTGGAGCGACGAGAGCGAAGCGTGAATTGCATGTGTTAGATCCAAAGAACTTTGATCGAGCATATATATTATGAGTAAGTTTATTATAGAGAAACAAGTAAAAGGAGCCATTGCTGAAAATTTAGCAAAAAACTATTTTTTAAATAAAGGTTTTCTTGTATTTCCTAGTCTTACAGCACAAGGTTGTATTGATATGGTTGTAGTAAATAAAAATAACAAAACATTAAAAGTAGATGTTAAATGTGTATCAAGAAGAAAAAGAGATAATCACAAAGTTAATAGATCTCGCACACCATTACAAAAACAATTAAATGTAAAAATACTGTATGTCGACACAGATAGAAAAGAATGTTACTTCTATAAAGAAGATAAACATCATTTAAAAAGAAGAACGAAAGTAGAAAAAATATGAAGAGTCTTAAAAAACAGATAGGTGGTTCACATTACCAGGATTTTGTCATTCAGCCGGCAGAATTCATTAACAAGAATAGGTTGCTTTTTGCGGAGGGCAACGCTATAAAGTATATATGTAGGCATTCCAAAAAGGGAGGCATACAAGATATAGATAAAGCAATACATTATCTAGAAATGGTAAAGGAGAGAGACTACAAGTGAGAAGAACACAAATGCCCCTATTTACCCCTGAAACAGAATGGGTGATGCCAGATGAATTAAGAGATCTGCGCGAACATAAAGAAATAGCAATAGATTTAGAGACGAACGACCCAGAACTAAAGTCACTTGGATCTGGTAATGTTAC